GTTATGGAAGTTTGTTTCTTCTTGTTTACTTAATCCTACCTTGTGCATAGGTGTATCGTTATTAATTACAGCAACTTCTTTAATTTCATTCAGTGTTTCACCAACACCAGCTTTTGCTTGCATTACTGGTACATCATCACCTGTATAATGTGTATGAAATACTATAATTACCTCAGCATTTTTAATTCTTTTACCTATTGGATGGTCAACTGGTATACCGTATGTAAGTGCTTGGTTACCAAACGTATAAAGTTTTTCTCCATTAACAGTTTCCGTCTTTACATCAGATTTATCTGCCAAAAAGTCACCTTGTATCACACCAGTGATACCTAACTGAGAAAAATATTTAAAACATAATTTTAATTTTTTTGCAAGATCAGGTTGATGACCATAGTACATATCAATACCATTTTCACTTGCAGCAATCTTTGGTTCCTCTTTATTAAAAACTGATTTAGTTCCTATAAAAAAATTATCTGTTAAAGGATCAATACCGCAAACAACTGATGGTACACCATCCCACTTAGTCTGCATAAAACCTGTACTATTATCAGATCCAAGCATTTTTCTTATTTCTTGCAGAAAACTAACCGCAGCAACACATCCCTTGACACCATGGTTGAGCATCTCATCTTCTAAATGTTCTAAATGTTTTAACTGTGTTACGTTTGCCATCAATACACCTTCACAAATACTGATGAAAAATCTAATTGAGAACTAGCAAACAAATATAATGCCTGTACAATTTGATCTGCCTTGGTTGGATTATTTCTCAATGCTTTTAGTAACCTGAGACCATTTAATTTACTGTATCTCCATTCTTGTGGTTTTCTTGCAACAATTACTTCATACTGTGCAAGGTCACGTTGCTGTTCTAATCCTCTAATAATGTTTTTTGCATTGAATTCTACCAACAATTCACAGATCTCCGTAGTTATACTCATTCTAGCATTTCTATTGGTAAGACTGCAACTATTGTAAAAATTTGTATTATCCCAAGGCATAGCATTAGGAGCATATTCGTTCACAATACTAGCAACATTACCTCCACCACAACGACCATGTGCTGCTGTTGCTCCTTTTAATTCTATCTGCCATGATGCTTTCTGACCTCCAAAATTTCTTAACTGAAACTTATCAAATTCACCACTACCATAGTACAAATAAACATCAATAGATTGTTTTCCTTTATTCTCAAAAAATAAATCATATCCACCTGTGCTATTTCTATCAACCCATTTATAACTAGAAACTTTTGCTCTTCTTTCTGCAGGAGGTTCTTGATTCATCACCTCAAATCTAGCACTAGCAGTCTCTATTGCCTCTGTTATGCCTTCAGATTTTTTAAGTGACACTCCTACAAGTTCTTTACTTATAAATTTTTCATCAAGAAATTTATTAATTTCTGCTGCAGTGTTTAAATTGTTTAGAGGTGACATATCAAGTCCTCTCTTAGCAATCCATATATCAGAAGGATTCCATTTATCTTCATCTGTAAATTTAGTTTCGTTTAATGTTACTAAATTTGCATTGACCCTTTTATATGCGTCTTTTATCTCTTTATCATCAAATCCACTACCACGATAGAACCTAGCATCTTGTACTCTACATTGTGGTTGACTATAAAGTTTATTTGCTGCTAGGCAATGTGATTTATGCCACACAGTATCTGCCCACAAATCTTCAAATGGAACACTCACAAAACAATAATCATTATATGCTTGTCTTAGAACCTCGTCTGATATTGGTTGTCTAAAATCTAAATCTTGAGTAACAAGATGATATCTTACTGCACAATATACAGCAAACATAGACTCGTTTATAGCAGTCGATGCTGATCCAGCTCCACTACCACCACCTTGTATAGGTTTTACTTGTACACGAAATTTTTTATTACCTACTATAGGAATGTCTATGACATTTCCATTCACCTCTACATCATACGTTTCTCCACTTCCTGCAATACTTTTACTGGTTATAGCAGTTACTAAAGTATTTGTTATTCTACCTCTTTCTCGTTGAGGTACATCTATTCTAAGATTAAGAACAATTGATTTAGTTGGATCTAATTGTCTTACTTCTATAATATCTCTTGTATTATACCCCTCGTCACGTAGACACGTTGTTATATCTCTTGCACGTGATGCAAAATCTGTTCCTAAATTAGTAAATGAATTTTGCCTTCTTGCCATTTACCTATTTAGATTTAAACACTCCTGCTTTCGCTAGAAGATACACACCTAAAACAGTCCAGAACACTATCTCTAATCCTATGTTGTTCATTATCTATCTCCTGCTCTCCTGTTTTCTGACTTGTAAATGTCAAATGATCCAGAAGGATATCTTTTCTCTAATTTTTTGATGTTTGTTTCTATGACTTCATCAAATGAAACGTCCAATGCCATTGTTGCTTGAGCAACATACCAAAGAAGATCGCCCAACTCAATGATGAGATGATCACGATTGTCTTCATTCCATGGTTTTCCTTGGAATACCATTTTCTTAATGATCTCCAGAAATTCACCACCCTCTGCGTTAATTCCAACGCCAGCAGTAAGGAGCCGCTCAATATTGGCACCCTCACGATCAAGCTCGCCAATGCGATCAGCAAAGTCAACAAAATTTGTTGAAGCTTCTGAAGTAACTGCTGATACAAATTCTTCATATCTTTTAAAATCTATGGTCATACGTTCCACTCTGCGAATTTTGATAAACGATTTTGTGTTTCTGAGAATTGTTGTAAGGTTTCTCCAACCTGTTCATCATCAATGTTAATTGTTGATGAGTCTTCTGCTACATCATACAGTCTCATCTTCGATCTGTCAATGCCTAGCATAAATTTTCTAGATGCAGTAGGGTCATTATATCTATTCTTTAATTGTTTAACTAATATACGACCCTGTGATTCTAGTTCTTCGGTAGAAATAAGAGCAAACATAAAGTCAGCAGTTGCAGGGAGACCGAAAGACTCACTTGTGTCAGTAAGATCAGGGTCACTATTCCCAAAACCCGAACGAGTAGTTTGAGTAGCGGATACGATTGGAACATTTGTCTCAACCGCAAGACCACGAAGTTCTTCTGCGATTGCCTTAACATAAGTATATGAGTTAACTACAGCACCTTTGTATCTTACTGAAGCACAAATGTTTAAGTAATCAACAAATATAAGATCTGGTGCAAAATCTTTCTTTAATTTAAGGTCACTTAAGAGTGCCTTAAAATGTCCTGCATGTGCTGATGCAGTAGGGTACTCTTTTATGATGAGTTTGCCTTGTGTCTTTCTAGCAATCTCATTTACTTTTGAGTTGAATAAAACTTCTGGAAGTTCTAGTATGTCTTTTACACTTACATTTAAAAGGTTCGCATCAATTCGCTCTGCAATTTTCTCCTCTGCCATTTCACATGTAATGTAGAGAACGTTGTACCCCTGAGTGAGGGCGGAACCAGCCATGTGGCACATGAATAAACTTTTCCCGACACCTGTACCAGCAAGAGCGATATTGAGAGTCTTATTAGGTAGACCACCTTTTGTAATATAATTAAACTTTTCAAGGTCGAATGGGATTTTCTCCTCTTTTCTGTGATAGAACTCATATCTGTCTGATGATTGTTCAATATAATCGTGTCCAATATGTTCGTCAAAGGATACAGACAAAGCATCTTGTAAAATACTAGGTATAGCACCTTTAGTTAACTTTTTATCTCCACCGTCAGCAATCTTAATTGATTGCATCAGTGCCAAGTATATAGCACGGTCTTGACACCATTTCTCTGTGGCATCTAACAACCAGTCATAATCAACCCAATCATCTGTGAGTTCCCTTACTTTTGTTGTTGAGTCTTTGAATGCCTCGTCTGTAAGATCTCCTCTACTCTGCAAATTAATTGTAAGAACTTCCTTGGTAGGAACCTTATCATACTTAGCAGCAAAGTCTGCAATCTCTTCGTATATAATTTGTTCATGATACTCTTGAAAGTATTCTGCTTTTAAAAAAGGAACAACCTTCCTATAATATTGCTCATTAAAAAGGAGGTTGCGTAGAATTGATTCTTCTATTCGTTCTGTCATTCTAGTTTTAACCTCGCAAATGATTTTTCGTTTAATCTTTTCTGTTGTAGTTTACCATACTCTTCATTCAATTCACACCCAATGTAGTGTCTTCCTAACGATTTTGCAACAACTGCTGTTGTTCCCGATCCCATGAATGGATCTAGAACTACATCCCCTTCTTCACTCCCTGCCTTGATGCATGGTTCTATGAGATCAGGTGGATAGCAAGCAAAATGTGCTCCCTTATATGGTTTATTGGTAACAGTCCAAACATCTCTTTTATTTTTCCGTTCATAAGACTTGGTAAGACCACTATGAGGGGATAAGCCAGTGCCAGGATTATGATACTTACCTTTAGTGCGATTTCTGGTGCCCCAATCTTGCTTGACGGGTTCTTTGATTGCTTCATTGTCATAGTAATACCTTCTACTCTTACTTAATAAAAAGATGTACTCATGAGATTTGGTACACCTGTCCTTTACTGATTCGGGCATGGGATTTGGTTTTGCCCATATGATATCTTGTCTAAGATACCAACCGTCAGCACGTAGTGCAAATGCTAACATCCATGGTATACCTATGAGATCTTTCTCTTTCAATCCTTCTAGTTTATTACCTCTCTTTGCACATTCATCAGGTAAGTCTTGTTTAGTTTTACTTACCGTTTGTTTTGGTAATGCCTGACCTTTGCCAGGTCTATAGTTATAATATGAGTCACCTATATTTACCCATAATGTGCCATCGTCAGTCATCACATCACGCACTGATCTAAAAACAGATACAAGGTTTTGTATATATTCTTCTGGTGTTTCTTCTAGTCCTATCTGACTGTCCTGTCTGATAGCACCACACTTAGGACATACTGTTTTGTATATGTAATCTCCAACACCACCCATTATGTCGTGGTTTTTATGTCCAGTAATACAGTTTGACCCTTGCTTACCTTTTCTCTTATGGTCACAGTTAGGATCTCCTCCTATCCAAGTGGCAGTTCCATAATCTCTAAGACCATAGTATGGTGGAGATGTCACACACATTCTTACCTTGCCATCAAGTCCTTTTAGAGTTTCACGACAGTCACCAAATAAAATTTTATCAACCACCATAACTAAATTCCTTCTTTGCTGCCTCCTCCAGTTGTTGCATTACTTCTTCTGTGAAATATTTGCTAGGATCGGCAAGAATAACAGAAGGATAAACGGAAGATTCGCCAACAACAACCCTGTTACCTTTACGTTTGAAGACCCCATATTGTTCACCCAGTTCCAATAGTCCGTAATACTTATCCAGTCCACGTTCATCAAAATACAGTCTAGTTTCAACCTTACTACCCTCCTTTGTTAGTCGAGATTTTTTTGCTTCACATTTAATAATGTTACCAACAAGTTCTGTGCCTTCTTTCTCTTTCTTTTTTCCAAGATAGATGATAGTTGATGCTGCATACTTGAGTCCTGTACCGCCACCCATTTCTTTTGTAGGAACATAAGATCCTATTACATCATATGTATGATTTGTAACAATCATAGGTATTTTTGCTTGTCCTAATTTCAATGTCAATACACGAAATGCACCTTTGATTAGTTGAGATTTAGTCATGTCTCTAACTTGTTTATCGTTAGAGATGTCATCCATCTCTTTTGTTGTAGATAACATACCAAGAGAGTCTAGAACAAACATCATTGGTTCTCTCTTTGGTTCTTTCATGTACTTGTCTACAATACGACAAGCTTGTGTTCTAAATTCCTCAATAGTAGATACTGGAAATAGAACCATACGTTTAGAATCTATACCACGAGACTCAATCATCTGTTTTGATATAGCAGATTCAGTCTCAAAATAGATTACTCCTCCTTTTGGATTTGCATCTAAAAAATTACGAACAACACTCAAGGCAAAAAATGTTTTACCTGTGCTACTCTCTCCTGCAAGTGCTGTAACTTTGTTGGAAGGTATACCACCATACAAAGAACCGCTAACAAGAGCATTAAAAATATGCGAACCAGTGTCAACGTAGTTATCTACGTCACCCGCACCAATTCCATCACTTACTATACTGGCAAATTCATTGCCACTATCCTTAATTACAGAATCTAAGAATCCCATTGTGTTGCTTCATCCTCATAAAAATTTACATAATCATAATCATTGCTCATAAGTTGTGCAAACGAACGAGCAGTGTCATAGTCCTCAAAACATTTGATGTCTTTGGATTCTACCTGTCCTACGACATGGTTTGTCCAAGTGACAACATAGACTTTCTTAGTCATTCAAAGAAACTCCCAATAGAAATTGTTTTTTCGTGTGTCCACCCAATACATTGTAGCACATTTTTGAGAGGTTCCAAGAAACTCTTCTCAAATTGTGTCTGGTAATCAACATATTTCTCTATACCAAATTCCTTTGGCAGTTCACCAAAGAAACTGATACAGTTTTCATGTAGAGGGTTAGGTGTTTTCAAGTACATAAACTTGATCTTCTCACCCTCTTGTATAAATGCATGTTTATGTTCTACTTTATATTTTTTGACGTACCAGTTGTATAGGAGTGCCCCTCTGACATGGATGGGGGTTCCTTTTGCATAAATTGTTGTCGGATGTCTGTATTTGCTGAGGTTGTTGACTCCTCTTGGAAAGGCAACTTCGTCGTAGGGTCTTTCTTTTGTTTCACGGCGGACTCCATTGATGAAATTGATAAGTTCATCATTTGTTTTGCCGATAATAATCTGAAACGCTGCATATAATTTATCCCGAAAATACGCTGGTGTCGATGACCTAGCGGTTTCTAAACCCATAATTTTCATCTTGGGTTTTTTATAACGGACTCCCTCAGAGTCCCACACGTTTAATATATATCTTTTCTTCGCTGTCCATATTCCTCTGTCTGCAATGTTCTCACGCTTCATGCTCATTTTCTGTTCGTACGCCGAAACATACGATGCCAGATCCTTGTAACTCTTCTCGATAAACGGTTCAAGTTTTTCTTCGCATATCTTGTTAAGTATGGAAACAATTGCTGCTTTGTCGCTAGACTTAGTAGCAAAAAATTTATCAACAAGAGGTCCAAGATTAAGATATATTGAGTCGGTGTCAGATGCGATGACATAATCCTCCTTCTCTGTCTTGAGCAGTTTATTTAGGTAGTCATTCATCTTATTTTCTATCCAACGGATAGA